AACAACGGGTCGCGTCCTCGACTATAAATTTGTGCATGAGCGATTGAACCATCGTGCGCATACGAACTTTTAAAGGCTCCTTCCAAATAGTTATACGGTTATGATATTCAAAGCCGTATTTTTCGTGGATCCGAATTACCTCGCCAGGAAAGTCCCAAAGGCGCCCCGTATGGGTATGAACGTCGGTAACGTGTACGGCGTTTATTCGACCTGGCTTAGTGACGCGCGCCATTTGTTTAATTAAAAATTCGTATTGATCTAAAAATTGCTCTTTACTCTCGCAGTTACTAAAATCGTTTTCGTGACTTGAGTAGTTATAAAGCCCAGCAAAAGGGGGCGAATAAATCGAGAGGTCGATACTATTCTCGGGCATCGACTCGATTACATACATACAATCTGAATTATAGATCGCGTAATCTTCAGTTATTTGTTGATTTTTTACCATGTGTTTAATTAATGAAGTTTGGGAAAATTATTGGTTTATTGAAGTCCTTTTTTTGGATTGAAAAATCGGAGTTCGTTTGTTTAATGAGCTTTTCAAACATTTGGACGGCCTTATCTTTTTTAATCATTAGCGACTCCATTATTTTAATTTGGCCGTCTGATAGAATTAAATCGACTGTTACCTCCCGTTTTTGGCCGAACCTCCAAAAGCGGCGAATAGCTTGATAATACTGCTCATACGAATACGTCGGAAAATAGGTCGTATGGTTACAATGCTGCCAATTCAGGCCGAAAGCGGTTATCGATGTTTTCGTTATGAGTTTTTTTATTTCGCCGTTTGAAAATGCTAATAAAATTTCCTCTTTTTTGTCGATATCCATCGCGCCCCGCACCTCGATAGCGCTTTGATCCATTTGGCTAATTAATGCGGACTCGTCGTTAAGATTAACCCAATAAACCGAGCACTCGTTAAGGGATGCTTTATTAACTGCCATTTCGCAACGTTGGTTAATCGTGGCGCGAACCTCGGCTTTAATTTCAGCAAATCCCGTAGCGGGTAGCGCAAACATATTCATTTGTCCGTTTATCGCCAGCGGATTAAGATTTCGAAGAATGGTTTGGATTTCGTGCAATTCGGGTAAAATATGCAAGGCATCAGAGAACCCGAGGTCGCTGGGCTTTTTACAGGATATACTCCAACTTTTAACCCATGCCCAAAAATCGCCCTCGGCATGAGGTTTTAAATACCATTCTGAGCCCGCGTGCTTTGGGTCGATGCTATTGGCGTTATTCTTAAAAAACTTTGTAAGCATATCCATATAGCCCATATAACCTAAAGCCTCTGAGCTCGTGCCCAGCTCAATATAATCGTTGGGGGATGGAGTCGCGGTAAAAAGGAATCGATACTTTATTTTTTTAAGAAAGCTCGTTATTTGCTGCTTAATAGCCCCGTCGAAGTTCTTGAGGATGCTACTTTCGTCGAGGATAACGCAGTCGAATAATGAGCGGTCAAATTTTTCAATACGCTCATAATTGCAAACGACTATCTTAGTTTTTATAGATCCATCTTTTGAGTAACTAATATCGTCGATACCGAATTTATTAGCCTCTTTGATAAACTGAAAAGCAACCGCCAGCGGGGTAATAATTAGGACGGGTTTATTTGTGTGCCTGGCGTAGTTTGAAGCTACGCAAAGCTCAATAATAGTTTTACCGAGCCCCGTATCAAGGAAAACCGCGCATCGTCCCTTTTTAATCGCATATTCGCTAACATGCTTTTGATAATCAAACATCGCGTCAGGCAGGTAATTGCATTCAATACCATAATCGAGAGAGTTATGGCGCTTTGCTTCGAGAAAAGTTTTATAATCCATTTATCCAAGCGTTTTTAATAGATTCTTTATAGCGGTGAGCGGTTTCCATACGCTCGCAAAGCTCATTGAGGGCGTCGATTTCGGCCTCAATTACCACGTAATGAAGTCGGCGGTTTTCAGGTTGGCGCGGGTCGTAGCTGGCGAATATCCACGCGGGTAAATTATGGGTTAACATGTTGCCCATTATTTGCCAATAGTAATCGGGATTAACTTTTTTCAAGTCCTCGGGCGTTTGAACCTGGCTATGTAAGTAATGATTAACCGAATTCCACGGGCATTTAATTTCGACCCCCACGCGCTCGAAATCGGGGAGCCATGCGAACGCATCGGGACTGCATCCAAAGTAATCGTTAAACAGTTTAAACGACGGCTTAAATTCGAAACGATCGTCGGCGCAATTGATAGCCCTTTTAAGTTCATTTAAGGCGTGCTCTTCCCATTCATTCCCCCAATCGATAGCGCGGGAAGTGGCTTCATTGGCGCTTTGGCCCGTGACCTCCTCCATTACTTTCTCGTAGATGTATTTTTTGGCCGTTTCGCTCATTTCGCCCGATTCTTTGGCGGCCTTTGTTTTCGGGTCCGTCATTAAAGCGCTGATTCCTGAGCCTGTGAAACGTCCTAAGCGTAGTTTATCCCACGCGGCTGTTTGCTGGTTAACGGTCGCCATGTACTCGGCGACGTAAGGATTAATTTCCATTTTCTTTTTGGATTAAAAGGGTTTGTAAATTGGTTTTTTGTTCGGGGCTTAGATGGGCCTCGAGCGCTTTGATAGCGTCGGCCGCTTGGGGGTCGCCATTCAGGATACCAACCTCGAGCCGAGCAATTAACGCCTCGGGTAATTCGCCCGCGCTGGCTATCTTAAACGGCTTATAAACATCCTTGTTTTTACGATTTAGGTCGCGGCCGAATATCGGGCCCAGGCTTTGGGCGGCGTTCTTTAAACATTCGCTTTTGAGCTTGGGGAAAGCCATGTCGAGGGCGTTGGCTTTTTTATTGGCAGGATTTAACGCCCATTGGTTTCGGTCGGTTCCCGTGATGTTTTCGGGCACACGATCCACCATAATGACAATAGAGGCGGCTCCCGTGCGGCGAATTTCGTAGCCTGTGACGGGGTGAATAACAACGAGCTCGAGCGCGCCTTGAATTTCATTCGCGACGGGGCTCCATTTAAAATTTTCGGTTTTCCATTGGCCGAAAAAAAGCTCGTCGAGCGTCATTTCGATATGTGAAATAACCACGGTCGAGGCCTTACGGTCGGGGGTTTGTTCGATGCTCAGCGGGTCGGGCTGAGAATTCAGGCGCTGGGTAAATTTCTGAATTTGCGCCATGGTTTCGGGGTTCAAAGGGTACATTTTTAGGGGTTTTAAAAGTTTGCTAAACATTGATTTAATTCCTCGCAGTACTTGAGGAGGCCGTAAACCGCCACGGTCCACGCGGCGTATTTTACGAATCGGGCCGCGCGTCTCATAGCTTTTCACGAATTTCGTTAATAGCTAACAGGGCCTCGTTATACACGCGAAAGAACTCCTCGCGGTCGATGGGTTCGGCTTCCCATGCAAAGGCCTGTTTAACGCTTGATGATTGGCGAGCGATGTCAATCATAGGCGCTTTTAACCATGTGAAGTTATACACGCGTAAAGCCTCGAGCGGGTCCAAAACGGCGTAATAACAGTTATGCAACTTTGCGAAGTAAGGGAGGTCGAATTCGAGCACCTCAAGGGTCGCGGGGCGTTCTAATTCAATTGTAATTGTTTTCATGATGTAAAGGGTTTTAAGGGTTAAAAAGTTATTGCTATTTCGATGTCGTAATCGTGGCCGATACCGCCAGCGGTTGGGAGGTCGCCCGTCCATTCGTACTCGTAACCTTTGTCGTTACAAATCTCTTTGAATGAGTTAAGGCAGGTCCCGAGCTTGGGATAGTCGATAATTTGGGCGGTTCCGTTGTGGCGGTGTTTGATAATAATTTGATACATGTTATAAGGGGTTTAAATTGTTTGACAAATATAATGTAGTTTTTTTGCTACATTGGAAATTTAACAAATTTTAACAAATGGGTTATTGAGGCTCAATAAGTTAGCTATTTTTTAAGCGTATGAATAGCGCCCATAATTGGGGAAAAGCTCGAAAAACATCCTCATCGCGATAGCGTCGGCGTAATCGGGGCTCATGCCGTGGGTTCGTTGGATTTCCTCCTTTCCTGTTACTGCGAGTTTTCCGTCCCCATCGGGGT